GTTCGCCAGTATAGTGGATGTGGAAGAGGTTCCAGACGTTCCCGTGCCAAGTCCGGCCGTTTCCCATGCAGTGGTTGCGCCAGCTACAACTAAAGCTGACAATAATATCGCTGCGGTTGGGGGGCATGACTTGCCATTGGATGGGCCACATTTTGTCGACATGTCTTGTTGGCGAAGTGTGACGCCCAACGTCGTTGCCCTGGCTGACGCTGAGCCTAACTTTGAAATTGGGCACCACAGGCAATTGGTTTCAGCATCAATTGCCAAACGCAATCGGATTTTGTCTCGTTGCGTTGTTGGTGGGGTGCTAATATCCCTGTTGTTAGCACTCTCTAGAGCATGCTTTGTGCCTTTGCCCTCTTTCTTTGCTTGGTGCATCATGGTTTCTGGTAGCGCCATGGTTTTGACTATGGTGCTGATTGAGTATTGTGAGTGGTCCGATCTGGTATTTTCTCGGACCAAAGCCTGGTTTAGTCGCTACGCCGGGAAAGGGGATGCCTCAGCACTCCCAAAAGATATACCAGTCCTGGAAGGTCGGGTACTAGAATCGCATGAATGCGTCAAGTTATTGACTCCTATGTGCGATGACAAATTTGTCCACAGGTTGACCGTAATACCCGTTGGGGCAGATGACAGGATCATTGCCGATTTGGGCATTCCTGTTATAGATAGGCCTTATGAATTGGCTTGTATCTCTTTTAGACCTATAAAGCGAATTCATTGGGTTTATGTATTCCTATTTCTGCCCGTTGTCCTCAGTGCCATCTTTACTTTTGTGCTTTTAGACACTGAGGCTGTTAGTGCCACAAATGATTACCTCAACAATAACTGCATGTTTGATCAAGATTTTGAAGTTACTGCAGCGTTTGCTGGGGTGAATGCTAGTGTTCTTGCTTGTGAGCTGCTTAAACACACTGGCATTGACAGACTTGTGTCTGTAGTGGCACTGATGGACGTTCCAGTGGACCGGCTCGGTAAGTTGTCATTGACGTACTGGAAGGTGATTTATGAGACGTTCCTGGTATTTTCATGGGTTGTTTCTTTAATACCAGGCACTTATATTCCAGTTTCAATGATGAATGGAATTATGGGTCTATTGGATTCCTATTTTTCCACGGGAGCCGGTCATCCAGTGTGGTGCATAGTGTTTGACATTGTCGCGTTTGTAACATGGTCATATGGCTCTCTTTTGCTATATGACGTATGGTGCTATTACTTCCCTCGTTGTCGGGAGGTCAAACGCGCTGAATTCGAGCTGCCTTTCTTTCACAATCCAATTGGTAGATTGGATTTGTCAACAGCTCGCAATTTATACTATGTACCACACTTGGTCTCTACTGTGTTGCGGGACTTCGCATTGGACGCTGATTACAATGCCGGTCGTACTATTAGGCAAAGGCTTCTTTGTGTGCCTAATTTCCCGCTTTCCGCTAGAGACTCTGCCCAGGTGCTTGATGGCACAGAGATGGTAGTAAGATTTCTGTTACAGAACAGAAATTTTACTTTACCGGCTGGCTTCGGTCCCTTAGACAACGCCTTTTTAAAGCCAGCCGGGAAAAGGTTCTTTGTGCGTGGGGATACAGGGTGTCCGAGAC